TCAGTCTTGCTCCCTCGGAAAGGCAAATCGCGCCGCCAGCCGGCGGCGCCAAGGCAGGGTCAGCGCGCTCTCGATCACGCCATGACCGCTATAGGCATGCACGAAGCTGGCGCCCGCACCGGTCCGCGCCTGCAGCCCGAGATGCTTGGCGACCGCCCCCTCGCGCATGCGGAACAGCAGCACGTCGCCGGGGGCCTCGTCGCCGGCACACTTTGTCCGCAGGTGGCGCAGCGCCGCACGCAGCAACGCCTCGTCGCCCTGCGGCTCGGACCAGTCGCGGCTGTAGGCGGGCACCTGCTCTGGCTCGGGCCCGATCACCTCGCGCCAGATCCCCCGCAGCAGACCGAGGCAGTCGCAGCCCGCCCCCTTGACCGAGGCCTGATGCAGGTAGGGTGTGCCGATCCAGTCCCTCGCGCTGACAACGATGCGTGCCCCACTCATCGCCGCGACCCCCCACCGGTCGCCGCCGAACGGCTGGTGTGCAACAGCATCCAGTCGTCCTCCGGAATATCCGGAAACCCCTGGAAGTTGACGAGGTTGTCGAACTTCAGGCGGCAGGTTTCCATGCGCCTATCGCAGCCTGCGGTGACCCGGCACAGATCGCCCGGCGAAAGCCTTGCGCGCAATGGCTCCCAGAGTTCGATGATCCGCACGCCTTCCTGCAGCCGGTCGCGCTTGACCGCCGCGCCGAGCCCCGCACCGGCACCGTCCAGCATCTCCAGTCGGCCGCGTACAAACCAACCCGCTTCGAAGCCCGGCAGGCTGCCCAGTTCGAACCGCCGCTGGTCCTCGACCGTCAGCACCGCCCCCTCGTAGGTATAGCCGGGCGCGCCGAGACCGAACCGGCAGTCGGCATCCCCCAGCACCGCCGAACACGGCTTCTGGTACACTCGGCCAAGCGGCACGTTCAGCGCCTCGGTGAGCCCGCGCAGTTCCGCGTGAAAGGCGCCGTCGCCGCGGCGGATTTCCCCGATCGTGCCGCGAAAGGTCACCCGGCGTTGCGAGACATCGGCCCAGTTGACCAGCCAGGCCAGCAGTTCAGCCCCGTCGAAGCGCCCGGCCTCGATGTCGGCCTCGGACAGCGATGCCCCCGAAAGCGCGCCCATCGCCTCACTGTTGTCCACCGACAGGCCGGTCGACTGTTGCAGCGCCAGCGCCGTCAGCCCCGAGCCGGCGCGGAAGATCAGCCCATCGAACGCAAGATCGCGGTCATGGTCGGTGAACCCGTAGCGCTGGCCGTCGGACCGCGTCAGCGCCCAGCAGCGCGCCACGGTGGTCGGCCCCTCCGCAAGGTGCGCGTGAAGCTCCGCCGCCCCCATCAGACCCGAACCTCAACCACCGGTACGTCGGGCACCTGCCCGGCCTGGAAGCTCGCCACCGAGACCGCGATGCGATCGGTATCGAAGCGCACCGGCACGTCGAACTCGAAGCCCGCGCTGACCTCGACCCCGGCAAGCGGTGGCTCGACGAAGGTGATCCGGCCGGAGGCGGTATCGATCTCGAAATGGGCGCCCTCCTGCATCTCCACGTCCTGTACCGCCGCCAGCACCGTGCCGGCCACCGGCTTGGTGATGGGCCGCGCGTAACTGGCGGCGCCCGAACGATAGGTCTTGATCAGCTGGAACACCCGTGTCGCGCCATCGCCCCGGGCAATCACCTGGTCCGTCGCCGAGACGGTCTCCGAAGGCAGGCAGGACTTGTAATCAGACCAGTCCTTCCAGCGAAACCCGTAGAGCTGCCCGCGCCGCGCCTCGAAAAAGGCCAGCAACTGCGCAATGTCATCCAGCGAGCGCAGCCCCAGCCCGGCGTCGAAACGCCGGCGCGAGTTTGCCCACGGCGTGTTGCGCTCCTCGAAGCCCGAGCTCAGCTCGACCACGTCAGTGCGCCGTTCTGGCCCGCCCATGGCCCCGAAACTCAGGTCGGCGGGAAAACGTGATTCATGAAAGCTCATGGCCCCTCCTCAGCGGTTGCGCGCGCCCTGCGAGAGCACCCGGCTCATCTGCGCGGCGATCTGCGAGCGGCTGCGCCGGAAGCCCTGCACGTCGGGCGTCTGGATGTTCATCACCACGGAGACCGCGCCGCGTCCGCCCTCGGCGCGGACACCGAGCCGGCCGTCAGCCCCGCGCTGCAGCGGCAGGATCGCCTCCGGCCCCGCCTCGCCCATGAGCCCTGTGCCGCCCCGCATCGGAAAATGCACCGGCCCGCTGACCACGCCGCCGCTGGCAAAGGGCATGACCCGCCCCTGGGTGAAGGCCCCGCCCTGCGCAAACGGCGAGAAGGCCCCGAAAAGCTGTGTCATCCCCGCCGAAAGCGCGCCGCCAAGGTGGTCGGTCACCGGGCGCACCGCGGCGCGATAGGCGCTGTCGACCACGCTGCGCGCGACCCGCTCCAACGCCTCCGATGCGCGCATCCCGTCAAACACCACCCCGTCGAAGGCCCGCGCCAGCCCGCGGCTGAGCGTCCCCTCGAGCTTCGAGGCGCCCTTGCCGGTGGCCGAGAAAGTCTCATGGATGCGTTTCAGTTCGGCATCGAACCCCGCGGCCATGGCCGCCGCGCCGCCCAGTCCGGATTCCAGCCCGGCCAGAGCCGTGTCGAGATCGTCGAAACCGTCGAGATCGGTCATGTGCTGTCTCCCTCAGCCGCGTCCGGAAAGGCCGCGATCAGCTCCTCCAACCGCGCCCGTCCCATCGCGCGCGCTCCGCGTTCCTCTCCCAGCATCAGCCGCAGTTCCGCCGGCGTCAGAGCCCAGAACTCAGCCGGGCGGAGGCCAAGGCCCCGCAGCCCCGCGCGCAGCAGTGCCGGCCAGTCCAACGCACTCACTCGGCGTCCTCCGGCAACGTGAAGGCCCGCGCCAACAGCTCCGCTGCCGCCCGCGCCGCCGCCATGGGTCCGCCGCCGATCTCGGCGCTTACGAGATCGCCCGCCGTGCCCTGCCAGCCACCTCCGCGCAGACCCGCGACGATCAGTGCCAGCACGTCCCGGCTCGAACAGGCCCCGGCCTCGAAGCGGCGCACCAGGTCGACCAGCGTGCCTTCCACCAGCGCCGCCTCCAGCTCGGCCAGCGCGCCGAGCGTCAGGCGCATGACCCGCCGCTCGCCGTCGAGGACCAGTTCCACCTCGCCGCGCCAGGGGTTCGCCACTTAAGCCCCCACCATCGCCACGAAGCTCAGCGCCCCGGCCGAGGCGAGCGCGATCTCGTAGGTCGCCTCGCCGTCGTGGCTGCCGGCATATTCGATCGAGGTAAGCTGAAACGGTCCTTCGACGGTGCCGAAATCGGGGATGATCACCTGGAAATCCGGGGTCTCGCCGTCAAAGAAGATCTGCCGCGCCCGCTCATCCGTGCCCGCGTCTCGAAACACGCCCGAGCCCGAGAGGTTGGCCGATTTCACCCCCGCCCCGGCGAGCAGCTCTCGCCAGCCGCCGGTGCTCCCGAGCGAGGTGACGTCGACGCTCTCGGCGTTGAAACTGACCCGCGTCGCGCGCAGCCCCGCCATGGTTTCGAACTGACCGTCGCCGGTCAGGTCGAGCTTGATCAGAAGGTCTTTGCCGTTCTGCGCAGCCATAGTCGCAACTCCTTGCTGTGGCGCGTCACGCGTCTTCGACGCGCGCGCGGAATGTCATCTCGATGCGGCGCAGACCGCCGCTTTCACGCCGAGCCCGCGCGCGGCGAAAGCGCAGGCTCACCAGCCGGCCCCGCGCCAGCGACAGATCGGCCTCGTGCAGGAGATCAGAAACCGCTCCGGCCACCGCCTTCGCTGCCGAGAACCCCGCGGCCCCGCTGATCACCGCCACCGTCAGATCGTGCCAAGCCCCAGCCGCCGAGCGGTCCGAGGCATCGCGCACGCGCTCGGCCCCGAGCGTCACGTAGAGCCCCGGCAGCGTGCCCGAGGGAGGCGCGTCATAGATCGCCTCGCCGACCAGGCCCGAGAGCGCCCCATCGGCCCGCAGCGCATCGTAGAGCGCCGCCTGAAGCGCGGCGGACATCGCGTAGCTCATGAAGCCACCTCCTCCTGCGCCTCGCAGGCGAGATAGCGCCCCGCGTGGTCGCGCTCGCTGACCGAAAGGATGTCAAAGACCCGCTCGCCAAGCCGGAACCGCTGCCCGGGCAGCGGGCGGCCCGATCCCCCCTCCGGCGCGCCGCGCACGGTGATGCGGTAGCGTCCGCGCGCCACCGGCCCCGCCTCGCCCTGCACCTCGCGCCCCGATCTCGGGGAAAGCTCGGCCCAGAGCGTGCCCAGCACCTGCCAGCCCGCGGTGAAGCCGCCGGTGCCGTCGGGCACCTCGGTCGGCGCCTCGAGCACCAGGTTGTGCGACAGACGCAGCGGCCTCATGCCGAGAACCCCATGCGCAGCGGTCGGTAGCGCGCGATGAGCGCGGTCACGCCGAAGGGCATGCAGCCCTGGCTCAGCGCGGTCTCGTCCCGGTACTCGTAGTAATGCGCCGCCAGCAGCAGCACTGCCTGCCCGAGGTCTGCCGGCAGGTCGTCGAAATTCTCGGCGTAGCCGGCGGTGAAGCGCACCTCCGCGGAGCCCCCCGTGGGAATGTCGGGCAGCGCCGCGCTCTGCGGCCGCAGAATGGGCGCGGCGGCGTCGATCTCCAGCCGGTAGCGCTCGGCCCCGACATCCTGCGCCACCCCGTAGCGGTCCACCAGCGTCAGCTGCGAGACCGCGCTCACCGGCGCCAGCGGAAAGACCGCCCCCTGCGCGTCGCGCCATCCGTGCAGCGTCCAGAGGAAGCCTCGTGACAGCAGCGCCTTGCCCGTACGGGCCTCGATTGCCGCCAGTGCCGCGCGCAGGAACGAATGAAGAACATCGTCTTGCAGCCCGTCCTCGGCAAAGCCACTGCCCATGCGCAGCTGCCGTCTCAGCGCGGCGATGGGCAGCGCCGCGTCAGGCACCTGGGTTTCTTCGATCACCATCATCAGCTTTCTCCGCACATCCCCGCGCGTGCCCGGCGGCGGGCCCACCGCCCGCCGCCCTCACCGTTCCGATCAGCTGGTGGCGCAGCGCAGCAGCTTGATCGCCGCAAAATCGCTTACGTCGCCGCCCACGCGCTTGGTCGCGTAGAACAGCACGTTCGGCTTGGCGCTGAACGGATCGCGCAGCACCCGCAGGTCGGGACGCTCGACGATGGTGTAGCCCGCACCGAAGTCGCCGAAGGCGATAGGATAGGCATCCGCCGCAATGTCCGGCATGTCCTCGGCGATGAGCACCGGGTAGCCCAGCAGCCGCGCCGGCTGCCCCGCCGCAAGCCCGTCCGACCACAGGTGCCGGCCATCGGCGTCCTTGAGCTTGCGCAGCGACCCGGCGGTCTTGGAGTTCATCACAAAACAGCCCTTCGCCCGGTACTCGGCGCCCAGCGCATAGACCAGATCGATGATCGCATCGCCATCGCCGATGCCCGCCGCGGCGCCCGAAGGCACGTAGCCGAGGTTGCCCCACTCCCAGATCTCGTTGTCGATCATGTCGTGCGACAGGATGCCCATCGGCTTGTCGACGCCGTCCCCGGTGATGAAGGCCGAAGCCTCGGCGCGCGCAAACCGGTCGGCGATGCGCCCGGCCAGCCAGGCCTCGAGATCGAACGCGGTATCATCCAGCAGACGCTGCGAGGCCTTGGGCATGGCCGAAAGCTCGTGCAGCTTGATCTGGATGCGGTCGATGGTCGGCGTCTCGCTCTCGCCGGTCTCGGCCACCTCGTCGGCCCAGCCCGCGCCGGTGTCGCCCTGGTCGACAAGCACGTCAAAGGACGAGGCCTCGACGGTGACGACGGCGGCAATGGCCCGGATCGAGGCGGCGCTCTCCAGCACCGCTTTCACCGTTTCCGAGGTCACCGGATCGACGAGATACCCACCGTCGGCGGCCACCGCGGTGGACAGTGCCTTGCCCTCGAGCACAAGCCCGCGCAGGCCGTCGTCGTCGCCGGTGCGCAGGTAGGCATTGAACGCCTTGCGGTGCGGCAGCTCCGGCTCTCCCATGGTGCCCAGCGCCGGGCGCGCCGCAGCAAGCGAAGTCTTTGTGTCCAGCATGGTCAGTCGCTCTTCGTATGTGTCCAGTTTCGCGTGAATGTCGGCACGCATGGCCCTTATGTCCGCGGTCAGCCCCGCCATCGCGGCGCCCACCCGGGCGACCGGGGACAGATTTTCCCCGGTCCGAGAATGGCTCTCGGTTGTGCTCATCAGCTCGGTCCCGTGTTGAAGGCGCGCGTCAGCCGCCCGCCAGGTCGAGGCGCGCGGCATCGATGGCCAGCGCCAGCTCGCGCAGCATGTCCGGCTCGGGGCTGTCCCCCTTGGCCGCCACCCGCGCACTGGGCAGCATCGGGAAGGTGACAAGCGACACCTCCCAGAGCTCCAGTTCCTTGAGGAGCCTGCGCCCCTCGCAATCCTTCACCGCCGTGACGGTGCGATAGCCGATGGACAGCCCGTCGATGGCCCCAGCGGCGATCAGCGCTGCGGCTTCGCGCCCCTTCTCGACGGTCTCCAGCAAGCGTCCCGTCACGTGCAGCCCCCGCTCGTCCTCGCGGACCTCGTTCCAGATACCGATGGGCTGTGCCGGATCGTGCTGCCAGAGCATCCGCACCGCGCGCCCCTCGGCGGCGAGCCGTTTGAGCGACGCGGCATAGGCCCCCCGCACCACGATATCCCCGCCCTGGTCGGCGCTGCCGAACAGCGAGGCATAGCCTTCGATCCTTGTCCCATCCGAGACGCTGACAGCCGCGGTGATCTCACCGCCGAGACGGCAGAACTTGTGCTCCAGTTCCATGAAACGCTCCCTTGCGTGTGCGACCCCTCAGGGCGTCATGCTGATCAACCCCTGCAGCGCCTGTGCCATCAGCCCCGCGGCAACCCCGTAGACCGCCAGCCAAAGCCGCTTCTCCAGCCGCTCCAGCAGCGCCTCCAGTCGCGCCAACCGATCCTCCAGCGCCGCGATCTGCACCGCGCTGAGCCGCTCGTGTGCCTCCAGTCGAAGCGCGGGGGCGCAGGCGAAGGGCTCGTAAGGCAGCCCGCGCTCATTCACCTTCGCCCTCCTCGGCCAGCGGCGGCAGCCCCAGCATGCGCCGCTTCTCGGGCACCGTGAGAAAGGCCGCCTCGGACACCCGCCGCCAATGCGTCTCGCGCTCGACCGACAGGGCCGGCACCTGGTCGAGATCGGGCTTCAGCTCGATCTGCTCGCCAGTGAACCCGGAGAGCCACCTGCCCAGCGCCGTGCTCACCCGCTGTGCGAGCGGCAGCACGGTCAGCCGGTAGAAGGCGCGGTTGGCCTCCTGGTAGTTGGCATAAGTGGCATCCCCTGGGATCCCCAGCAGCATCGGCGGCACCCCGAAGGCGACGGCAATCTCGCGCGCGGCAGCTTCCTTGGTCTGCCGGAACTCCATATCCGAGGGTGAGAAGCCCATCGGCTTCCAGTCGAGCCCGCCCTCCAGCAGCATCGGCCGTCCGGCATTGCGCGCGCCCTGGTGCTGGCTCTCCATCTCCGAGACCAGCCGTTCGTACTGGTCCTGCGCCATGGAGCCCTGCCCGTCACCGCCACTCCAGACAATAGCCCCCGAGGGTCGCGCTGCATTGTCCAGCAGCCCCTTGGACCAGCGCGAAGCACTGTTGTGCACATCCAGCGCCTGCGCGGCGGGTTGCAGCGGTGACAGCCCGTAGTGGTCGTCCTGCGGATGGAAGCACTTCACGTGGCAGATCGGCGCCGGATCGCTGCGCACATCGAAGCGATGCGCCCGGCCGTCCACCTGGTATTCATAGGCGACAGGCCAGCCATCGGGACCAGGCACCAGCCGCATCCGCTCCGAGCGGAGCACGTGCAGTTCCGCGGGCAGTCCTCCACCGCTTCCCACCGCCTCGAGATACCCATCCCCCGACAGCAGCAACTGCCCATAGAGCGCCTCCAGCAGTTCGGCCCGTCCCTGCGCCGGGTTCGGGGCTCCAATGCGCTGCAGGATGGGATGGGCGCTGTAGCGCATTTCGGCGTCCTGCAGGACCAGAGGCAGCGCCGCGGCGGCCTCGGCGATCAGCTTCACCGCCCGGAAGCCGACCGGGTTCCCAGTGAACCCCTGCCGTGTGAGCGAGCCGGTATCGCGCGGCGACCAGGCCACGCGACCGGACGCCTGGACAGCGATCAGCCTGCCCGCGGCAGATGCCTTGGTCTCGCGGCGTTCTTCCGCCCCGCTTCCCCGCCGCAGAAAGTCGAACACCATGTCCCGCTCCTTGCTGGTCTCCGGTCCGAGGCCCGCACGGCCCCGGTTCGCGTTGAGAAAGAAATTAGACGCGTCCTGTTAACCATTCGCTCCCAAGCCGCGCGCCGGTCCCGCAACACGCGTCCGGAGCTCCCGCCTCAACCTGCGCACCACAACAGGCGGACACATAGCGGCGAGATCGCGCCATGCGTATTTTCAAAGAGAAGAAGCAGGGGGAGCCTGCAGAGCCTTCTTCTCTTTGCAAATACGCCCAGGGGGTGAGGCCGCAGGCCGAGGGGGGCGGCGCCCCCCTCCTTCGCCGCCCTCACAGCACCCGCAGCCGAGGCCGGCGCCAGCTCTCCGACGGTCCGGTGACAAGCTCGGTCAGTGCCCAGACCAGCGCATCCACACGGTCGGGCGAGCCCTGCCCCTGGAACCCGGCCCCGGTCATCAGCCCCATCTGCTCCTCCAGCAGGTCGAACCTCCGGGCGTGGCCGATGCGCCCCTGTTCGTAAAGCGCCGCCACCGGCTCGGCGCGCAACGTCTTGCCGCGCGTCGCGGTGACCTTGCGCAGCGGCACCGAAGGCGCCACCTGCCGCAGCACCGCCTCGACCATGGCGCCCCCCTGGTTCACCTCGGCGACGATCCGGTCCGCCTGCCAGCGCTCATAAGCCTCGACCGTCGCACGTGCCCAGCCCGTGGGGCCCATCCCCTGCACCGAGGCATCCTGCAGCACGAAGGCCTCCCAGCCCTGCGGCGGGCCGTCACACAACACCCCGCAGACCACGATGCCGCAGGCGTCCGATCCGGCGCCATCCCCCGCAGGCGGGTCCACAGCCACGACGATACGATCGAACCGCCCCGGCACCTTGCGCAGCCGCGCGCGCTCAAGGACCTCCTGCGTCCAGAGCGTGCCGTCCACGTCCGAGACCATCTCGCCATCGAGCTCCTGTCGCGCAAGCCGGGTCGCCCCGTAGCGCGCCCGGACCTCGTCGAGGAAGCTGGCTGCGAGGTTGGCCCTGTTTGCCTCGGTCGGGGCCCGCGTCACCACGGTACTCTGTAACTCCAGCAGCTCCTTCAGCACGCCGATGTTGCGCGGGGTGGTGGTCACGCAGGCGCGCGGCTGGTCTCCCAGCCGCAACGCGAACTGCAGCATGTCCCAGGTTTCCCGTGCCTTGCGCCACTTGCCCAGCTCGTCCGCCCAGGCCGCGTCGAATTGCGGCCCGCGGAGCGCCTCTGGGTCATGGGCGGAGAAGACCATCGCCTCGGCCCCGTTCGGCCAGCTGAGGCAGCGCCGCGTGGCGCTCCAGACCGGCCTCCGGTCGGGTGGCGAGCAGGCCAGGATGCCGCTGTCGCCAAAAACCATCACCTCGCGCGCCTGATCGAGCGTCTCCCCCACCAGCGCCACGCGCTTGCAACGGCCCTGCGAGAGCGGCAGCGCGCCCTCCACCATGGCACGCACCCATTCCGCGCCGGCCCGGGTCTTGCCCGCCCCGCGCCCGCCCATGATCACCCAGGAGCGCCAGTCCCCTTCGGGCGGCAGCTGATGCTCCAGCGCCCAGAACTCGAACAGAAAGGGGAGCGCCAGGCGCTCCCCCTCCGACAGCTCATTCAGGAAGCTCTCCTGCAC